CTACCTCACCTCGACCACATCCAACGCCCGATTCGCCAGCAACTGGCTCAGCTCGATCATCTGCTGGACCCCCAGCGCGATATTCCGTCGCGAGCCCTTCAGGTCGAATGCCAGGTCGCTGACCATGGCGTTGGCCGAGGCCAGGGTTTCGCTGAGGTTGGCGAGCAGGCATTCGGCGTCGATGTTGGGGGCGATGATGAAAAGGGTGTCGGGTTTGTCAGAGGTTTCCTTGTCGTTTTTCGGCCTGAGGTAATAGTCCAGGGCGCGGGTGGCCGCGTCGTCGAGTTTCTTGGCGTTGGCCGATTGGCTGCGGGAGACGTGATCGTCTGGGGGATTTGGAGTGTTCTTCGGCATTCTATGGATCCTTGAAGTTGAGCCACCACTCACTCGCGACTAAACGAGGGGCGGCAGCTGTACGCAGGTTAGTCGACCGGGGATCCAAGGAACCGGCGCGCCCGAGGGCGCCCTGCGCACAGCTACCATCAAGTGCAGGAATAGAAGTACCTGACTGAATGGAGCAATGAGCACCTTGGAATACCGAGCGACTAAACCCGATCACTGATGGGCAGTGACAGGATCAAAAGTACCGATGGGCCCCAAGGCGCACAAGCCGGCGGATTCTGGCGTAGTTGTAGGCAGAGGCGCAAGGAAACGTAGCCTTGCGTCACACATTTGAAGGACAGGTTTGGAGTCTTTTCTTGGGGGCGTGTAGGGCAAATCCCGGGTGGGAGAGTTTGGCTTTTGTAGGAGCTGGCGAAGCCTGCGATCTTTTGATCTTTCGCTTGAGATTCAAGTGTCTGGGGAAAGATCGCAGCCTCGTTGCACTCGACAGCTCCTACACATTGCATATTTATGCAAAACAGCATTTGTCTTCTGCGAAAAGAACAAGCACTATGCGCGTTATGCAAAAACGCAACGTTTCTACCGTATTAAGAGCATTGCTCGATCAGCACGGGATCTCCCCCACGGAGCTTCACCGGCGTACCGGCGTGCCTCAGTCCACCCTCTCGCGGATCCTCAGCGGCAAGATCGTCGACCCTTCGGATAAACACATTTCGAAGATCGCCGAATATTTTGCCGTGAGCACCGATCAGTTGCGCGGGCGCGCGGACGTTGTGCCCGCTGGCAATACTCGCCGTGACGAGCCGCATTCCGAACTCAAGGACATAAGCCTGTGGGACGACGAAACACCCGTCGAAGAAGACGAAGTGTCGGTCCCTTTTCTGCGCGAGGTTGAATTGGCTGCTGGATCAGGAAGATTCGTCATCGAGGAAAGCGAGCGCTCAAGCCTGCGCTTCGGCAAGCGCAGCCTGCGCCACAACGGCGTGCAGTTCGACCAGGCCAAGTGCGTGACGGTGCGCGGCAATAGCATGTTGCCGGTGCTGCGCGACGGGGCCACGGTTGGGGTGAACGCAGGCAAGTGTGGGATCGGCGACATCGTCGACGGCGACCTCTACGCCATCAACCACAACGGCCAACTGCGGGTGAAGCAGCTTTATCGCCTGCCCACCGGCATCCGTCTGCGCAGCTTCAACCGCGATGAACATCCGGACGAGGACTACACCTTCCAGGAAATGCAGGACGAGCAAATCGTCATCCTCGGTCACGTCTTCTGGTGGGGCATGTACGCCCGTTAACCCCTGCGCTGTCAGATAAAACCCGCCGTCGTGCGGGTTTTTTTTCGCCTCCTGAAAACCCGCAACCCCCGTGTTCCCAAGGGCTTCATGCATTTGCGCATTCTTCATGCATAAATAAATGCATTTACGCATTGACTGTATATGCATCCATGCATATTCTGTGTCCAAGCCGCTCGACAAAGCGGCTGGCAACGAAGCTCTTTAGTTCCACCAACAGGCAGCGATGAACCGGCCTTAACGGTTCAGAGGGTTGGCAACTGACCCGGGTGTGCAGCGTAAAGCACCAGAAGCAGTTATCCGGCGGGCAGGGACCGCGGCCGGAGGAACAATTTGAATGGATCCGTACCGCGCCAGTCGCGCCGAAAGATCAAGCGCATTACTGAAAAGCCTGGGCGACCGGGCTTTTTGGAATGCCTGTGCCGTGAGGTACTTCAAACCGCTGTCAAGGGAGAGGTCGCCAAAGGTATTTAGCCAATGACTTGGCGCCATCCCATCTTCTTATCCGGAAAAGATCCCGGTCCTACCCATTCATCAATCACCCCAGGAGGCGTGACATGACAAACGAGCAACAAGCGTTGCTGGACATGCCGATCTGGCTGGTCATCGTGCTCGCCCTGGTGGGCGGGGTGTCCGGCGAGATGTGGCGCGCCGACAAGGAGGGCGCCCGTGGCTGGCCGTTGCTGCGCCGCGTGGTTCTGCGCTCCGGTGCCTGCGTGGTCTGCGGCGTATCGGCAACCATGCTGTTGTACGCCCTCGGCATGTCGATCTGGAGCGCCTGCGCCTTGGGTTGTCTGACCGCCATGGCCGGTGCCGATGTTGCGATCGGTCTTTACGAGCGCTGGGTCGCCAAGCGGATCGGCGTCTGCGACGTGCCACCGCGGGACCTTCCTCCCGACCAGCACTGAGTCGGCAGCGCTGATTCATACAAAAGGAGGCGATCAATGCCAGCCCTCATCGAAAAACCGTCGCAGTTGTTCTCGGCCATTGCCCAGACATTGCGCGCTACTTATCCCGCCCTGAAAGTCGGCAGCCCCCAGGAGTTCGATGGCACCGACGACCAACCCTGGGTGCTGATTGCTCTTGAGCGTGATGCGCCCGGCCACCGCGCCAACGACGGGCGCATCGCTCATCTCCTGACGGTTTCCCTGCAAGTGGTCATGGCCGTGCCGGGGTGGGAGGCCTGCGACTTGGCCGCTGAGCTGAAACACCTGGTCATGGATAACCGTTGGGGGCTGTCGGGCGATCAATGCGACCTGCCCACGGAGCTCGATGGCCTGCCGTCCACGTTCATCAACCCGGCACGGCAATACACCGCCTGGACCCTTTCCTTCAACCAAGCCCTGTACCTCGGCCCGACGCTGCTGGAGGACCCACTGGGCATCCCGAAATTTGCCCGTACCTGGGAAGTGTCGAACATCGACGACCCGGACCAATACACCGCACTCGAGGGCTAAGCCATGTTTGATGCGCTGTTACGCATGCATCTGGGGCCGATCATCGAGCGTCTGGCGCAGATGGAAACCGAGCTGGAAGACTTGCATCGGCGGGCGGAGAGTTTCTGCCGCATCGGCGTTTGCCAGGAAGTCGATGCGGCCCGCAACACCTGCAAGGTCAGCCATGGCGGACTGCTGACCCCAGCGATCCGTTTTTTCAACCCGAGCGCCGGCGCCCAGAGCGAGTCGCGGATTCCGTCCGTGGGCGAGCAATGCCTGTTGCTGAACCATGGCGGCGGCGAAGGCGGCGGGCAGGCGGTGGCGTTGTTTGGTCTCAACGGCGGTCAGTTCCCGCCCGTCTCGACCCAGGCCTCGCTGACGCGACGCCTCTATCAGGACGGTACGGAAAACAGCTACGACCACGCCAGCCATGTCCTGCACTGGCAAAACGGCCCGGCGGCGTTCAGCGGTTCTCGTGATGCCCTGCAGTTGAACATTGGCCCGTCGCGGCTGGCGATGACGCCCGAGACCATCGAATTGCAAGTCGGCGCCGTCGGCATTCGTCTCGACGCCTCCGGCGTGCACCTGAGCGGCCCGGTGGTGGATCACCAGGGACGCGTCATCAGTACCGCATAAGAGATTTCCTCATGATTGGAATCGATCGAAATACCGGCGCCACGGTCGACGACTGGCTGCAGTTTGTGCAGCGCGCCACCCGTGCATTGACCACGCCGTTGGGCACTCGCCAGAAGCGTCCGTTGTATGGCTGCGCACTCACGCAGCTGCTGGGGCAGAACCTCGGTGACGACCTGCTGATCCTTGCCCAGAGCCACGCGGCCCAAGCGTTCTACAACCCGGACAACGGCATCGATGATTTCGAGCCAGAGGTCATTGTCGCCAGCCGACAGGGGGCCGGATTGTTGTTGCGTTTCGCCGGCACCTGGAAAAACCGCAAACAGACTTTCGAGGTGGTGACATGAGCATGCTGATACCCGGCCAGAACCAACTGGCCGAACCGGCCATCGTCACCGTCGAAGCGTTCGAGGACTTGCTCGCAGAGTTCAAGACCTTCGTGGTCGAGTATGTCGGCGCACGCTCTTCCGCCAGCGCGGCGAAGCTGGTGGACAGCCTCGAAAACGAAAGCGAACTGCTGACCCTGGCCCTCGAGGCGTTCTGTGTCCGGTTGCAAACCCACGAACGCAAATACAACGCCCGCATCAAGCAGATGTTGGCGTGGTGGGCCACGGGCACCAATCTCGACGCTCGCCTCGCGGACATGGGCCTTGAACGCCAGTTGCTCGATCCGGGCGACCCGGCGGCCTTCCCGCCCATTCCTCCGGTCTACGAGAGCGATGACGATGCCCGGTTACGCTACTACCTGGCGCCCCATGCCCCGGCGGCAGGCTCGCGTATGCAGTATCGGCGGGAGATCTTCACCCTTGGCGAACGGCCAGCGGTGAAGGTGGAAAACGCCTCGGCGGGCGTGGTGACCGTCACCTACACCTTCGACCCCGACGGTCATGCGGCGCAGGTCAAGGACGGCAACGGACGCCGCACCGCGCCGGGCGAAGTCACGGTCACGGTGCTGTCCCGTGACGGCGACGGCACGCCGACCGAGGCACTGCTCGACGGTGTTCGCCAACATTTCGCCCGGCCTGATGTACGACCGGAAACGGACTTGGTCATCGTGCAGGCCGCGCAGATCAAACCCTACAAAATCCGCGTCGTGGCGAAGATCAATGCCGGCCCGGATTCAGGGCTGACCCAGGTTGCCGCCGAGCAGCAGTTACAGGCATACGCCGAGGCGTGTCATCGCCTGGAAGGGCGGGTGGATCCGAGCTGGATCGACTACACGCTGCACAGCGCCGGCGCGGTTCAGCTGCAGATTCTCGAACCGCTTGCACCGATTGTGACAACGGCTTTCCAAGCCCCGTACTGCACGGGCATCGAGGTCGAGGTGGATACGTTATGAGTGACGACACACCTCGCCCGAGCTTGCTGCCGGCCAACAGTTCACCGTTGGAAAGGGCACTGGATCTGGGGTTCGCTCGGCTGCTCGAACGCATCGATCCGCCGTTTCCCGAGCTGATGAACCCTGCGACCACGCCCTTGGCGTTCCTGCCGTATCTCGCGGCGGATCGTGGGGTCAACGAGTGGAGCTCCGCGGCGCCCGAAGCTGAAAAGCGCCTGACCGTTGAACTCGCCTGGCCCACCACCCGGCAGGCCGGGACGCGAAAGGCGCTGGAAAATGCCGCCAAAGGTTTGCAACTGATGCCTGAAGTGCGCGCCTGGTATGAGCAAACACCGCTTGGCCCGCCCTACAGTTTTTCGGTCAGGGCATTTACCGAGCAGCCCTACAGCGAAGAAATCGACGCCCGTCTCGACCGCCGCCTGGCCGATGCCAAAAGCGAGCGCGACACCTTGAGGGTGTCTGTCGGCTTGAGTGCATTCGGCCGTCACGTCATCGGCGCCGCCACGTTGTGCGGCGAGCTGACCACGGTTTATCCGATTGTCATCGAAGGGCTGGAAGCCTCGGGCCAGGCCTTCATGGCCGCCGGGCTCTACACCGTCGAAACCTCCACTATTTATCCACAGGGGTCCTAAATGGCCGACTACTACACCCTGCTCACCGATGCGGGGATCGCCTACGAAACTGCCTGCAAAGCGGCGGGCACACCGATCAAGCTGTCGCAGATTTCCGTCGGTGACGGCGGCGGCACGCAATACAACCCGGCCGCAACCGCGACGGCACTCAGGCGTGAAGTCTGGCGCGGGCCGCTCAATGCGCTGTTCCAGGATGAAAACAACCCGAGCTGGCTGCTGGCCGAGGTCACCATCCCGTCCGATGTGGGCGGCTGGTATGTGCGTGAGGCTGGGATCTGGACCGATACCGGGATTCTGTACGCGATTGTCAAATACCCGGAGTCGTTCAAGCCGGTGTTGGCGACGTCCGGCTCGGGCAAAGAGTTCTACATCCGGTCGATTTTCGAGACTAGCAATGCTGAGTTGGTGACGCTGCTGATTGACGATACGGTGGTCAAGGCGACGCGGGCTTGGGTTGCAAGTTACGTCGCTGATGAGCTTGCCAAGCTCGACAGGAAGCAGTCGGTCCGAGTGGCGACGACAGCCAACATTGTCTTGAGTGGCGCGCAGGCGATCGATGGTGTTGCGGTGATCGCCGGGAATCGGGTCCTGGTCAAGTCCCAGACCTTGGCGAAAGACAACGGTATTTACGTGGCCGCGAACGGCGCTTGGGTTCGGGCAAAGGATGCCGATGCGAGTGCCGAAGTGACTTCGGGATTGATTGTTTCGGTGGAGGAGGGCACGACGCTTGCCAACACGATCTGGCAGTTGATTACCGATGGCGCGATTGTGCTGGGCACTACGGGGTTGGCGTTTCAGAACATCACGCAAGGGTTTGCGCCGCTCAGTTCGCCCGCGTTGCTGGGCGTCCCGACGGCTCCGACTGCACCGGTCAGCACCAACAATCAGCAACTCGCGACGACTGCGTTTGTGCAGCGTGCGCTCGGCAACCATTCGAGCGTTGGTGGGCTGGACGCGAGTACCGTTCTGACTGCGGATGCGTTTGGTAAGTCGTTCATCATCAATTCGGCGAATCCGGTGAATATCACGTTGCCGAAGGCAAGCACAGGGTTCAATGGCGGCACTATTACGCTCACCAACGTATCAATAGGTACTGCGACCATCGTTTTGCAAGGCACCGATTATGTAGCAGGCATGACGCCGGGTCAGCTTGTGCTCAAGACGATGGACACCATCACTCTTTCAACGGGTGCTGGCATCACTTGGTACGCCCAGGACGGGTCAATTCGTGACGTTTTGTCTGCGAGCTTCAAGGAGCTGATGGCTGGAAAGATCAGTTTTGGACAACTTGGGCTTGGCGGAGTAGGGGCTCCTATACTGGAAACTTTTAAGGCGATTACTCCAGGTGGGTTGTACCTGGCGTATGGCGCGCTTGTTCCAAATCTGGCTACACCAGACGCGCCGACGGACAGTAGCGGTAACGTTCTAGGCGTATTGGCTGTCACGCCGCGAAGTGACTGCACTTACTATTTTGCTTTTGAGAATGCAGCTCAAGGCAATCAGCGGCGCTTTTGGGTCGGTCAATACAACTTACCGAGCGGTGATTTGTTTTGGTCCTATTTGTTGACCAACGATAATTTGCCCTTCCGTGGAAAGATGCTTTACAGAACTGCAGGTGTTTATCAGTGGACCGTACCAGCAGGTGTGACGAAGGCCTATGTCGAAGTCGTTGGTGGCGGGGGGAGCGGAGCGTTTGGTGGTGATGGATCAACCACTATCGGTGCCGGCGGGGGCGGTGGTGGAGGTATTAGCAACCGTCTCTGTACCGTGGTGCCGGGCAGTGTTATCTCCGTAACAGTTGGTGCAGGCGGCGCAGCCGTTACGGCTGAGGGTGATCTTGGGATTGCCGGCGGTACCTCGTCCTTTGGCTCCTTCTGTTCGGCGACCGGTGGGCGTGGTGGCGTTATGAATGGCGGTGCTCAAGGTGGTGCGGGGGCTGGTGGTGATTTTAACGCCTCGCTCGGTCTGGGCTTTCCGCCCGTGCGCAACTCAGTGGGTACAGGGAACTGGGGTGGTCCAGGTGGTGGCGGCGAGAGTGCTTTTGCAGCTCTGGATACATCGATTCTGACTCGACCAGGCATGGGAGGGGGTGGGCGCTCAAAGACCAGATCGCAACCTGGCGCAGACGGCTGCGTGTTTATTACTTATTGAGGATGGGTCATGTGGGCATTAGTACAAGAGGGCGTCGTTCTCGAAACGACGGACGTTGATCCGGAGGGGCGTTATCACCCCGATCTTGAGTGGCAATCGTGTGCTGCGCAGGTTCAGCCTGGCTGGCTGTTCGAGAATGACGTATTCGCCGAGAAGATCGAGGTGCTGGAGGAGCGTAAAGCAACTGAGCGGCTGTGGCGCGACGGAGAGCTGACAGTTCGTCAGTGGCTGCGTGATCGGCACCGCGACGAGCAGGATTTGGGGCGGACCACGACGCTCAACAATGAGCAATTTGTAGAGTTGCTTGATTATCTTCAAAAGTTGCGCGACTGGCCTCAGTCCGAGTTATTCCCTGACATAGGGCAGCGTCCAATACCGCCGACCTGGATTGATTTGCAACTTCAATAAACGCCCCGCACCGACGGGGCGTTTTCTTTCCCGCAACACATCACAAAAACCTGACAACGGCCCCGCACACACGGGGCTTTTTCATATCTGGAGAAACACAAATGGCACCACGCCAAACCTACACCGTGCTCCTCCCATTCCCCACCGGGGGTGGTCACTGGTCGAGCGTCGGCCAGGAACTCGATCTGCTCGACGTCGAGGCCAGCGCCTTGCGCAGCGCCGGTCGCCTGGCACTGAAAAAAACCGAAGTCGTCGAACCGGCTTCTGCATCCACCCCGGCCAAAAAGGCCACCACCAAAAAGGCTGAATAACCATGGCTGAGGTTTTGAACTTCGAGCACAACGGCATTACCGTCAATGCCACTGAATCTCCCGAGGCCATGGGTGGCCTGGGGGACAACGTCATCGGGCTGGTCGGCACCGCGCCGAATGCCAACGCGCTGATTCCGAAAAACACCCCGTTCCGCATCAACAGCTTCACCACCCAGGCCCAGTTGGACCCGAGTGGAGCCGAGGCGGGGACGTTGTTCCACGCCGTCTACCAGATACTCAAAGTGGTCAAGGTGCCGGTGTACGTGGTCATCGTCGAAGAGGGCGCGACGCTGGCCGACACGCAGAATAATGTGATCGGCGGTATCGAAGCGCAGACCGGCCGTAAGCTGGGCCTGGCCGCGTTGAGTGGGGTTGCCGAAGACCTGACCATCATCGGCGCGCCGGGCTTCACCGGCACCAAGGCGGTGGCCAGCGAGTTCGCTTCGTTCGGCAAACGCATCAAGGCCCGTGTGGTGCTCGATGGCAAGGACGCCTCGGTCGCCGATCAAGTGACCTACAGCCAGGAACTGGGCGGCGCGGACCTGGGTTTCGACCGTTGCCTGGTGGTGCACAACATGCCGGCGGTGTACTCCAAGGCCGCGAAGAAAAACGTCTTCCTGGCCCCGTCGAGCCTGGCCATCGCCGCCCTCGCCAAGGTCAAGCAATGGGAGAGCCCGGGCAACCAGGTGACCTACGCCGAAGACGTCTCGCGCACCGTCGAATACAACATCCTCGACACCTCCACCGAAGGCGATCTGCTCAACCGCTACGGCGTCNGCTACTACGCCCGGACCATCCTCGGCGGCTTCTCGCTGCTGGGCAACCGTTCCATCACCGGCAAGTTCATCAGCTATGTCGGCCTGGAAGATGCCATCAGCCGCAAGCTGGTGAAGGCCGGCCAGAAGGCCATGGCCAAGAACCTGACCAAGTCGTTCATGGACCAGGAGGTCAAGCGCATCAACGACTGGCTGCAAACCCTGGTCGCCGACGAAACCATTCCTGGCGGCAGCGTGTACCTGCACCCGGAATTGAACAGCGTCGAGAAGTACAAGAACGGCACCTGGTACGTGGTCATCGACTACGGCCGCTACGCGCCGAACGAACACATGATTTATCAACTCAATGCCCGCGATGAAATCATCGAGCAGTTCCTGGAGGACGTTCTCTAATGTTTACCAACCGCGTAAGACAGGCCATCGCGGCCACCCTGCAAGGCTTGCCGTTGTCGGCGACCGTGGAAGATTTCACCCCGCCGAAAATCGAATTCGAAATGGAAGAGATGCGCGGCGGCCGTTTCATTGGCGAGGAAATGGCCAAGGGCGGCAAAGTGCTGACGGCCAAGCTGACGCTGCAAGGTCTCGGCCCGGAAGTCATGCTGGCGCTGGGCGTGAGCGTGGGCGACGACATTCTGCTGAACGTGCGTGAAGCCGGCCAGGACCAGGACGGCAACACCTGGTTCACCTACCACACGGTGGGCGGCAAGTTGAAATCCCTTGAGGAAACCGCCCTGAAAATGAACGAGAAGCCCAAGACCATCCTCGACCTGTCCTGCCGCACCTACAACCGCCTGGAAAACGGCGTCCCGGTGATCGACATCGACGTGCGCACCCAGAAATTCGTGCTCAACGGCGTCGACATTCTCGGTGATGCCCGCCGTGCGGTGTTGTTGCCTTAAAGGTGCAGTCCCTGTGGGAGCGGGCTTGCTCGCGAAGAGGCCATCAGCTTCAACATGAATTTGACTGACCCACCGCTTTCGCGAGCAAGCCCGCTCCCACAGGGTGCTCGTTCTCCCTGTTCATCAAGGAATTCACTTCATGCCCTGGACACCTCCCGTTCACGTATTGCTGTCGCCGATCATTGGTGACGACGATTCGCAGATCGAACAGCTCCCACTCAAACCCCTCTTCTACGCCGCGCAGAAAGAAGCCCTGGCCCGCGCCGGTGATGACGAAGACGACCAGTTCTTCGAGCTGGCCAAACTGGCCACCGGCCTGTCGGTCAAGGAGCTGGATCAGCTCAAGCGCCCGGACTACGTCAGCATTGCCCAGTACGTGCACGAAATGTCCACGCGCCCGGCGTCGTATTTTCTGGAGGAGCCACAGGCCGATCCCGACCAAGTGCAACTGCTGCAACCGCTCGACGTCGCGGGCCGTAGCCTGACTGCGCTGACCCTGGAAATGCCGGTGCTGCGTGCGACCAAGGCGATGAAAAAACTGAAGACGGCCAAGGAACGCGCCGAGTTCATCACCGCCCATTGCACCGGCCTGATGATTCCCGATCTCGATCGGCTGACCGTGCCCGACTGGACACAACTGCAGGTACGCATCGACGATTTTTTAAACAAACCGGCGGACTTCTTTCGGAGCGCGACATCGAAGTGATCCTCGATGTGGTGCCGCTCATTTACTCGGTAAGTGAGGCGGAAATCCTGGAGTGGGACGCCGGCAAGGCCTTGCGCCGATACGACATCGCGATCACTCGCCTTGGCGTGAAACAGGAGTAGAGCGGGATGGCGGACGATAGATATTCGCTCAAATACGCAGCCTTCGATGTGCCTGGGTTGGCGTTCGGTAATACCAGCCTCACCAGTGGCGTGTCAGCACAAGGCACGTTCGCCAGGGATCAGCTGTCGAGCCTCGATCTGGCGCTGGAAAAACTCGGGCTCAAGCTCGGCCTGCTGACCACAGCGATCGAGTCGCTGACGGTGAAGCTTTCGGCGCAGCGATTGTTCTCCCAAACGATGGGGGCTGGCGCCAAGGGTGAGTCGGCCAGTGAGTCAAAGGGCAAGCCGAGTGGCGGTATCGAACCACCGGCGCTGCTCAAGCCCGCGATAGCGATGGATTCGGCCATGGCCGATCTGAAGCAGGTCACCGGATTTACCCCTCGCCAGATCGAACAGACGACTGAGTCAACCCGGCACGTCGCCACCGCTAAGCTGGTGGCGGCCGGGGGCACCACGGCGGTTGAAGTTGTGGGGATGCAAAGCCTGGCGGCCAGAAAAGGCATCGGTAACGATTTGCCCGATGCCTCGGACCGACCGCAGGAACTGTCGCGTTTCGCCTCGGATGCTGCCGTCATCGCGACGGCGTCCAGGAGGCCGGCCATGGAGGTTGCGGAGATGCTCGCCGACTGGCGCATCTCCATGAAGCTCAGCGGCGCTCAAGCCTTTGACTTGGCGGATGCAACCAACCAGTTGGGCAAGCTGCCCAATGGTGCGAAAGCGAGTGAGATCGGCACGGTGTTGCAGCGTGACGGTGCGGCTGCGACCTCGGCGGGCCTGCAGCCTGCCCAAGCTGCGGCACTGACGGCGGCACTTCTCAATACCGGCGCGCAACAAGCTGAAGCGGGTGTGGCGCTCGATCAATTCACGACCGCTTTAGGCAAGGGCGATCAGGCCTCCGCGACCGAGCAAGCGGCCTGGAAGCAACTGGGGCTTGATCCCAAGGAAGTGGCGAGTGGGCTGCGTGACAAGGATGCCGCGCCGGGGACAGTGATGTCGGTGCTGGCGGCCTTGAACGCGCAACCGGCCGAAAAACGTTCGACCCTTGCCTCTTCGCTGTTTGGCTCTGGGGATGCTGCGGTGCTGCGCATGTCGCAGAAACTCGACGATGTGAACGCCGCGTTCTGGCAGGTGAAAGACCCAGGCCAATACGCCACATCGCAATTGGGCAACAACGGTTCGGTGCGCCAGGACGCGTTGGCGCTGTCGAACACCCGGCAGGGCCAGCTGAACATCCTCAATGCCCGCAACGAGCGTTTGTCGGTGGCCACTGGCAACGCCCTGATGCCTTCGGCAGATACCTCGTTCCAGTGGCTGGGATCGCTGGCCGATGGCATGAGTGAGTTGGCTGAGTCCTCACCTAAAGCCACCGCGGCCATCGTGTTGATTGGCGCAGCGATCAAACCGCTGGTGGGCGCGCTGCTCAAGGCTGTAGGGGATGAGATGTCCAATCAGGTGGCCAAGCGGGTGTTGGGTAGGGTCGCTCCGCACCTTCCCGGCCGATTGGGTGAGGTGATCTCCGATGATTTCAGAAATCCTCGTGTGGGCAAGCTGGATACAAGCAATGCCAACCAGCGTCCCGAATCCATGCCGAAAATACGCGTCAGAACACAAGACTTACGGGGAGGCGCAGGGCGTTTTTCACTCGCGCCAACCGCCTCATTACGCTCGATGACTCGCAGGGCGCCCGGCCCGCTAAAAATAGTCGGCGCCGTCGCTGATGTGGCCGAGGGTGTGCTGACCGGCGACAAACGAATGATGGGCGCAGGCCTGGGCGCCGCAGGTGGCGGCTGGGCAGGCGCTGCTGCGGGGTCTGCGGCCGGTGCCGCTTTGGGGAGTGTTGTTCCGGTGCTCGGCACTGCCATTGGTGGTCTGATTGGCGGACTGCTGGGCGGCTGGCTGGGGAGCGATGCCGGCGCGTCTCTGGGTGAGAAGCTCGTTGCCCCCGCCGACAGACTCGCCGCTCCAGACCAGGTCAGCAAAGACCTGGCCAGCACCCAGGCAACCACACAGAACACCATGACCGCCAACATCTACATCAACGGCCAGGACCAGGCCAGCGCGAGTCAGTTGGCCAACCTGGTCGTGCAGCAGCTCTCGGGCCAATTCGGCTTAACGACCATGCCCAACTCACTCGCCATGCGCAGTGACGCGGCGCTGACCGACGGAGGTACGTGATGCGTCAGCAAATGGCACTCGGCAGTTTCATTTTCGGTCTGTCGAGAAACTTTGCGTACCACAGCCTGGTACGCACCTCGGACGGTGGCTGGAAGAGCATCGACATCCTCACCAGCAAACCCAAGTCCAGCCAGGTCGGCCAAGGCCTGCAAGGGCTGACGATCACCGGCAAGTCGATGTACGCGACCGCCATGGATCGCCTCGATGAGTTGCGCGCCTTGCAGGCGCAGCGCGTGCCTGTGCCGTTGGTCGATGGCATCGGCCGCAACTGGGGCCTGTGGCAGATCACCAAGGTGACGGAAACCCAGACCGAGATCATTGATGACGGTACGGCGATGGTGGTCGGCTGGGTGGTTGAATTGACGGAGTTCGCCAATGCGTAGGGTTCGAAGTATCGCCGGTGATTCGGTGAATCTGTTGCTGTACCGCGAGCTTGAGCGTTGTGACGATATCGTCGAGGAGGCGCTCTGGCTGCTCAATCCGGGCTTGGCTGAATGGGGCCCGGTATTGCCTGCAGGCGTATGGGTGGTCTTGCCGGAAGTGGACCTCAAGCCCGTGGCAACCCCACCGGTTTCGGCCTGGGATTAAGGAGGCAACATGTCATTGGGTTTCACGCCTGCGGTGGAAATTTATGGTGCGAACGCTGCACTGCTCAACGAACGCCTGCTCAAGTGGGAGCATGTCGACGCGGCGGGTATCGAGTCCGATCAGCTGACGCTCACCATTAGCCTGGACGGGCTCGAAGGGTTGCCCAGCCTCGGCGGCAAGATTGGCCTGCGGGTCGGTTATCTGGAGTCGGGGCTGGTGGATAAAGGCGAGTTCGTCATCACCCGGCGCACGCCGTTCCTGTTTCCCCTGCAACTCGTGCTGGTGGCCATGGCCGCACCCTTCAGTGCCGCGGACCAGACCGGCTTCAAGCAACGCCGATCCGTCAGCCATGGCCCGACAACCTTGGGGGCGCTGTTTCGGCAATTGACTTCCAGGCACGGGTTTTCCCCGCGGGTGGCGCCGGACCTGTCGCTGATCAAAATCGAGCATGTCGACCAGACCAACGAAACCGACATGGGTTTCCTCACGCGTCTGGCCCACCGTTATGACGCTGTCGCCAAGCCGATCAACGAGTTGTATGTGCTGGCTCTGCGCGGTCAGGCGAAGTCGTTGTCGGGCAAGGTCTTGCCCGAGATGAAACTCTCGGTGACCACCACCAACCGCCCGGGCGACCACGCTTTTACCTCGGCCAAGCTGGATGAAACCGCCCGGGCGAAATATCAGGGCTGCAAGACCCGTTGGTGGGATGCGGCGGCCGGCAAACTGCAGGTCGAGGAGAGCGGCCTCGCGCCGTTCAAGACCCTGCGCCAACGTTTCCAGAGCGCAGACGATGCCCGCGCCGCCGGTGAAGGCGAGGTGCGCCGGATGATGCGCGAAGCCCTCAAGGTGAGCATCGAATGCCCCGGCAACCCGGGACTCTCCGCCGAGGGCATCGTACTGCTGGACCCGACCTGGCCGGATTTCATGCGCGGTCGCTGGTCGATCGACAAGGTCACCGCCAGTGGTGATCGGGAAAAAAGCTATCGCTGCTTGATTCATGCAACCTGCCTGGATGCCAAGGCCTGACCCCAATCCCCTGTGGGAGCGAGCTTGCTCGCGAAGACGCCAGCACATCCAACATCAGAGTTGCCTGACCTACCGCTTTCGCGAGCAAGCCCGCTCCCACAGGGTTGACTCGCACCTTCAGATACTGGAGTCCCTCCATGAAGATCACACCGATCCTCACGCAGTTGCGTGAGCAATGCCCGACGCTCGCCCAGCGCGTGGCCGCAGGCTTTGACCTTGCCACGCTGCAAGCCGAGACCTCGCTGCAAACACCCTGTGCCTATGTCCTGCCAACCGCCGACATTGCCAGCAAGAACGCGGCTCAGAACGTCACGCTGCAAGCGGTGCGTGATCGCTTCGATGCCGTGCTGGTGCTCGACGCCACTGACGCGACAAAAGCGCTGGATCTGTTGCACGACCTGCGGGCCGAACTGTGGCGCGCGCTGGTGGGGTTCAAACCGGGCGCCGAGTACACCGGCATTGAATACGACGGCAGCGAACTGGTTTCCATCAACAGCAGCCGCGTGTTGTACCGGCTGCGCTTTTTCGCCGAGTTCCAGCTGGGCCGCAATCTGGCGAGCCAGCCTGCCGAAAGCTGGCACGAGCGTGAACTGGACGGCTTGTCGTCCTTTACCGGGGCCACCGTGCGGGTCGATGCCATCGACCCGGCGGACCCCAACCTGAAACGTCCCGGCCCCGACGGGCGCGTGGAACTGACTTTCTCTGGAGACGTAACCCCATGAGCAAACGCATCACCGTGCTGCCGGCCCCGGGCCGTGCCGTACCGGACCCGGAAGCGGGCGATCTGTTGCCCCTCGAAGGCCGTGAAGTGCCGGACAACGCCTGGTGGCGTCGACGTCTGGCCGATGGCGATATCACTACCAAAGCCGTGAAAGCGGCAAAACCACAGGGAGCCAAATAATGGCGATTGGATTCAGCAACATTCCCGCGGACATTCGTGTACCGCTGTTTTACGCCGAAATGGACAACTCGGCCGCCAATAGCGCGTCATCGGCCATGCGCCGGTTGATCGTCGCCCAGGTCAACGACAACGTCGCCCCGGCCGAGGTCGGCAAACTGGTGCTGGTGTCCAGCGTCGCGCTGGCCAAGAACATCGGCGGGCAGGGCTCGATGCTCGCCTCGATGTACGAGACCTGGCGCAAGACCGACCCACTCGGTGAAATCTGGTGCCTGCCGCTGCACAACGTCGAAGGCGCCATCGCCCAGGGCGTGCTGACCCTCACCGGCGCCGCGACTGAAAGCGGTGTGCTCAACCTGTACGTCGGCGGTGTGCGCGTCCAGGCCGCCATCGTCAACGGTGCCACGGCGGCGCAGGCCGCCACTGCGCTGGCCTTGAAAATCAACGCAGCCGCCGACCTGCCGGTGACCGCTGCGGCCGCCGAAGGTGTGGTGACCCTCAGCGCCAAATGGACCGGTGACAGCGGCAACGACATCAGCCTGCAATTCAATCGCCTGGGCAAGAGCAATGGCGAAAACACCCCGGCGGGGCTGACCACCGCCATCACCACGATGACCGGCGGCGCCGGTGTGCCGGACCAGACCGCTGCGGTCGCGGCCCTGGGCGACGAGCCGTTCGAGTTCATCGCCTTGCCCTGGTCCGATGTGGCGAGCCTCAACACCTGGCAAGCGGTCATGGACGACAGCACTGGTCGCTGGTCCTGGGCCAAGCAGTTGTTCGGCCACGTCTATAGCGCCAAGCGCGGCACCCTCGGCACCCTGGTCGCCGCCGGTCAGGCGCGCAACGACCAGCACATGACCATCCAGGCCCTGGAGCTGGGCGTACCGCAACCGTTCTGGGTCCAGGCCGCTGCGTTGGCTGCGCGCACGGCGGTGTTCATCTCCGCCGACGCCAGCCGTCCGACCCAGAGCGGCAGCTTGCCAGGCCTGGACCCGGCACCGGCCAGCGAACGTTTCACCCTGACCGAGCGCCAGTCGCTGCTCAACTACGGCATCGCGACCGCTTATTACGAAGGTGGCTATGTACGCATCCAGCGTTCCATCACCACCTATCAGAAGAATGCCTTCGGCCAGGCGGACAATTCCTACCTGGACAGCGAAACCATGCACCAGTCGGCGTTCATCGTCCGTCGCCTGCAAAGCGTGATCACCAGCAAGTACGGTCGCCACAAACTGGCCGCCGACGGCACCCGTTTCGGCGCCGGCCAGCCCATCGTGACCCCGAGCACGATTCGCGGTGAGTTGATCGCCCAGTACGCCAAGCTTGAACTGGAAGGCCACGTGGAAAACGCCGAGCTGTTCGCCGAGCACCTGGTTGTCGAGCGTGACAGTCAGGACCCGAGCCGGGTCAATGTGCTGTTCCCGCCGGATTACATCAATGGCCTGCGGGTGTTCGCGCTGCTCAACCAGTTCCGCCTGCAATACGACGCCGCCGCCTGAAGGTCGCGTTCAATCGCATGAATTCAGCCCACCTCGCGTGGGCTTTTTATTGAAGGGAGAAACACCATGGGTCAACTGATTGCGGGCACCTGCTACGTCAAAGTGGACGGCGCTCAACTGACCATCAACGGTGGCTGCGAAGCGCCACTGATGTTCACCAAACGCGAAACCGTCGTACCGGGTTTCTACAAGGAAACCGACATTGCCCCGTCCTTCAAGGTGACGGCGCTGCACACCGCGGACTTCCCGCTCAAGCAACTGGTTGCCGGCACCGACATGACCGTCACCTGCGAATTCAACAACGGCAAGGTCTACGTGCTGGCCGGCGCCTACCTGGTGGAAGAGCCGGTTTCCAAAGGCGACGACGCCACCATCGAGCTGAAATTCGAAGGCATCAAGGGGACCTGGCAATGAGCGATGTCGTGACGCTGCGCGTGGCCATCGAGGCCCACGGCGAGCCTGTGAGCGAACTGACCCTGCGCCGTCCGACGGTGCAGGAAGTCCGGGCGATCAAGGCGCTGCCGTACAAGATCGACAAGAGTGAGGAGGTGAGCCTGGACATGGACGTCGCGGCCAAATACATCGCGGTGTGCGCCGGCATCCCGCCGTCGTCGGTCAACCAGTTGGACCTGGCTGATCTCAACGCGCTGAGCTGGGCTGTCGCGAGTTTTTTCATGAGTGCGGCGTCGCAACCATCGGCGACCTGATCGCCGCCGCCTATGACCTGGCCTGGTTCTGGAAGGTTGATCCCGAACAGATGATGGCCAGGCCACTGGATGTGCTCCGCGAATCCCTGGAGCACGCGCAACGGATCAATGCGATGCAGCAGGTGCAGTGATGGCAGACACACAAACGGTAGAGAAAAAAGCGGTGCTGCTGACCGGCATCGATGAGCTGTCACCCAAGCTCGCCGGGCTTCGTGCGAAGGTCGTGAGTTTCAAGCAGAACCTCGACGCCACGGGCCTGGGCAGCCTGGATATTTCCGGTCTGCTGCCCAGCGGCGGCCTGGCCCAACCATTTATGGACGGGCTCAAGTCGGCGCTGGCTTTCAAGGACGAAGCGGGCGCAGCGAGCTCGGCGGCCAGCGCCGTCCAGGCGCCTGAAGCGCCTCGTGTAGCGGCACAGAACCTGGATGGATTGAAGACTTCCATCAGCAACGTGTCGGTGCAGTTCGGCTCGGCCTTGGGGCCTGCGGTCAATGCGGTGGCGGTCAGTTTGCAGCCCATGGTCAGCGGCGTGGCCCAGGTGCTGCAGGACAACCCGCAACTGGTACAGGGCCTGGCGAATAGCGTCGTGGCGTTCAACGCGATCCAGACGGCGGTCAGTGGCGCGAGCCAGGCAATGGAAGTGGTCAACCTGGCCTTGAAGATGAATCCAATCGGCTTGATTGCCATGGGCATCGCCTTGGCGGCAGGGATGATCATTGCCTACTGGACGCCGATTTCGGCGTTCTTCGCCGGACTCTGGCAGCGGCTTGCGCCGATCGTCTTGCCGATGGTCGAGTTCTTCAAGACGATGTTCGCCTTCACCCCGATGGGGCTGGTGATCAGCAACTGGGGCCCGATCAGCAGCTTTTTTGGCGCGCTCTGGAATGTAATCGTGGCGGCGGCAACGCCGGTCATCGGTTTCATGCAGACGCTGTTCGCCTGGTCACCCCTGGGTTTGATCGTTGCCAATTGGACGCCCCTGACCGGGTTATTCGCGGCGATCTGGGATCTGCTCAAGGCCTTGACCGTGCCGGTGATGGATGCCCTGAAAGGCCTGTTCGATTGGACGCCCTTGGGACTGATCATGGCCAACTGGGGCACGATCGGAGAAGTCTTCGCCGGGATCTGGGAGGGCGTGCGCAACCAGGTGTCGATCATGCTGGCGGTATTGAGCGGCCTGTTCGACTGGTCACCCATCGAGGGCCTCACCCAACAGTGGGGGCCGGTGGGCGAGTGGTTCAGCCAGTGGTGGGACAAGCTGCAGGGCGTGATTGCACCGATCAAGGCGTTTTTCAATGGCGGCTTCGGTGAACTCATCACCACGTTCACCGGCAAGGTCGAAGGCCTGACCGAGGCGCAGCGACAGACCAACGCCGAAGGCAAGGGTGAGCTGGCGCCGGCGTTTTTTGGTGGGGCCAGCGAACAGCCTCCGGGGCTGTCTTCGAGCCTGGCGCCGGCGTCCGCCAACGTGCCAGCCAAAACCGCGCTGGCACCGGGTGCGTTGCCGCAAACCTCCAGTGCCTTGGTGCAACAAAGCGCCGCCAACAACCGCACGCAACTCGAAGGCGGCCTGACCGTGCGCTTCGAAAACGCGCCGGCCGGGTTGCGCGCCGATCCGCCACAGACCAATCAACCGGCCCTGGCGGTGAGTTCGCGCATTGGCTATCGCTCACTTTCCACAGGAGGTTCCAATGAGCTGGCGTGATCGTTTGTTGCCGGCGTCGTTTCGTGGCGTCGGGTTCTGGGTCGATCAGGCGAAAACCCCGGTCGGCCACAAGGGCCAGTTGCATGAATATCCCCAACGCGACCAGCCGTTTTTCGAAGGGCTTGGCCAGCAGGCGAAGATTCATGAGCTGACCGCGTTCATCGTCGGCCCTGACTGCCTGGAGCAGCGTGACAAGCTGCTCAAGGCTTTGGAACAGGGCAGCGGCGAGCTGGTGCATCCATGGCTGGGACGCATGCAGGTCAAGGTCGGCGAATGCGACATGACCCAGACCCGCCAGGACGGCGGGCTGGTGACGTTCGCCCTGAAGTTCTACCCCGACCAGCCGCTGCAATTTCCCTCGGCCACGATCAACAGCCAGAAACTGCTGCTGGTCTCGGCCGACAGCTTCCTCGGTTCGACGGTGCGGCGCTTCGAAGACGCCATGGCCGTGATCAAAGCTGCACGGATCGGCATCGCGGACCTGCGCAACAGCCTCAAGGATATCTACGCGGTGATCGAGCAGGAGCTCAAGCCGTTGATCGAGACCTATCGGCAACTCAGCGACCTGGTCAAGGCGGTGAAAGCGTTGCCCAAGGACGTGGTGGCCGAGTTCAAGGGATTGCTGGGCGACATCCGCGAGCTGAAGGACTTTGCCCGTGACGGCTATCGCGGCGTGATTGCCAGCGTGTCGCAACAGGTGGAAGCCATTCGCAAGGCCGACGCGCCCAAACTCACCACCGGCAAGGACACCACGGCCGCTGCCCAGGCCGTGGCCGATCTGGTGCAGGACACACTGCTGGTGCAGGCCGCGCAATGGATTGCGGCGATGCCGGTGGCAGCGCCTGTGGTCAAGTTGGACGCTACGCCGTCGGTGGCGCAACAGGCCGTGCAACCGGTCCAGCGCCGGGACGTACCGGTGGCCGACGATGTGTTGGCCCTGCGCGACGCGCTTAACGATGCGATCTGGCAGGCTTCCCTCAAGGCTGATCCGGAGCACTACCAGGCGATGAATAACCTGCGCCAGCAAATGGCCGCGCACCTGACGGCAGTGGCGTCGTCGGGTGTCAGGCTGATCAACCTGTCGTTCAAGCAAAGCCTGCCGGCGCTGGTGGTGGCGTATCAGCAATTTGCCGATGCCACCCGGGTGACTGAAGTGACCCAGCGTAACGGCGTAGCCCATCCTGGTTTCCTGCCGCCCAATGACCTGAAAGTCTCGGGGGAGTAAGCCATGAACGAGCTCGACAACGCTGTCTCGCTTACCGTCGGCGGGTTGGATTACGGCGGCTGGAAAAGTGTGGAAATCAGTGCGGACCTGGAGCGCCAGTTTCGCACCTTCAAACTCGACATTACCTGGCAATGGCCGGGGCAGACCCAAGCAGTGCCGATCCGCCCGGGCGATGAATGCCAAGTGCGCATTGGTGCCGACCTGGTCCTCAGCGGTTATGTGTTCAAGGCGCCGGTCAGCTATGACGGTCGGCAGATCAGCCTGAGCATTGAAGGCGGTTCCAAGACCCAGGATCTGGTGGACTGCGCGGCGATCAACCGTCCGACTCAATGGCGCGGGCAAACGGTGTTGAGCATCGTCCAGGCCCTGGCCTCGCAATACGGCGTGGCGGTCATCAGTGAGATTCCTGAAACCGCGCGGTTGAGCGAACACAGCATCGTGCCGGGGGAAACGGTCTTTCAATCCATCGACCGTTTGCTGACGTTGTTCCGGGTGTTTTCCACCGATGACGCGCAAGGCCGCGTGCTACTGGCCAAACCCGGCAGTGGCGGACGGGCCAGTGACGCGTTGGAGTTGGGCAAGAACATCTTGTCGGGCAATGCACCGATGGACTACAGCCAGGTGTTCTCTGAATACCGGGTCATCGGCCAGCACAAGGGCAGTGATCAGCAGAGCGGGGCGGCGGTGAGCGAAGTCTCTGGCTCCGCCGCCGACTTGAGCTTCAAGCGCAAGCGGGTGACGGTGATCAGCGAGAGCGCGCAGTTGACCTTCGAACTGGCCCAGCAACGGGCCGATTGGGAAAGCGCCATCCGCACCGGCAAGGCCCTGACCACCACTTACCGCGTGCAGGGCTGGCGCCAGGCCAATGGCGACTTGTGGCGGCACAACACCTTGGTACGGGTGATCGATCCGGTGCTGGGGTTCGACGGTGACATGCTGATTTCCAAAGTCACGTACTCGCTGTCGGCACAAGGCTCCGTCACCACCCTGCAAGTCGCCCCGCCGCATACCTTTGACGCGAACCCGGTGCCGCCCAAAACCTGAGCCCGGCGCCGATGCCTGCTCACCACCGACCCCCTGTGGGAGCGAGCTTGCTCGCGATGACGACAGCCCAGCCAATAGAGATGTAGATCCGAACACCGCGTTCAAGTCCACGATTCTCAAGGAAACTTCAATGAGCCTACTGACCCGCCTCCTGGCGCGCGGCACTGTCGTGCTCGCCAATTCGGCCACCAAGCTGCAGTCGCTGCAAATGCGCCTCACCGCTGGCGAAGTGAACGACGACATGGAGCACTTCGAACCCTATGGTTTCACCAGCAACCCGTTGGCCGGTGCCGAGGGCATTGCCACGTTCCTGGGGGGTGACCGTTCCCATGCCGTGGTCCTGGTGGTCGCCGATCGCCGCTTCCGCCTCCAGGCCCTGGCCCCTGGCGAAGTGGCGCTCTACACCGACGAAGGCGACAAGCTCCACTTCAAGCGTGGTCGTGTCATCGACATCCAGACCGCGACCCTGAACATCCGCGCCAGCAGCGCGGTAAACATTGACAGCCCGGTCATCAACCACACCGGCAAGATCGTTTCCCAGGGCGACCAGATCGCCAGTGGCATCAGCCAGATCAAACACGTGCATGTCGGTGTACAGGCCGGTAACGGCCAGACCGGTGCACCAGCGGGAGGCCAGTGATGTTCATCAGCCAGAACCTGCACGCCGCGCTGACCCGCTCGGTGTTGATCAGCCTGTTCACCTGGCGCCGCGCCGCCGCCGACGATGCGCTCGATGACGAGGAGCGTTTCGGCTGGTGGGGCGACACCTTTCCGACCGTGGCCGACGACCGCATCGGCTCGCGGCTGTGGCTGTTGCGACGAGTCAAGCTGACCCGCCAAACCCAACTCGACGCCGAATTCTATGCCCGCGAAGCCTTGCAATGGCTGATCGACGACGGCCATTGCAAGGCCATCGACATCATCAGCGAACGCCTCGACGCCCAGCGCCTGAACCTGCGCACGGTCCTGACCCTGGCCGACGGCGAGCGCCTGGACATCAACCCCGATAACAGTTGGCAGGTGACCTATGCCGTTTGAAACCCCTTCGCTGCCGGTGCTGATCAAGCGCGCCCAAAGCGACCTGGCCAGCGATTCGCTGCGCCAGTCCGATGCCCAAGTGCTGGCCCGCACCCTCGGTGGCGCTGCCTATGGCCTGTATGGCTACCTGGACTGGATCGCCGAGCAGATCCTGCCGGACAAGGCCGATGAATCCACCCTGGAACGCATCGCTGCCCTGCGCCTGAACCAGGCGCGCAAAGCGGCTCAAGTGGCCAGCGGCAGTGTCAGTTTCACTGCCACCGCTGGCGCGGTACTGGATGTCGACACGCTGTTGCAATCCACCGATGGCCGCACATTCAAAGTGACCACCGCCCGCACCACCAGCAATGGCCTGAACACCGCCGCCATCGCCGCGTTGGACGCCGGCAGCCTGGGCAACGCCGACGCCGGCCTGGTGTTGACGCCAGTCCAACCGATCCTCGGCATTGGCAGCAGCTTCACGGTGCTGGCGCCGGGGCTGACTGGCGGCGTTGCTCGGGAAAGCCTCGAATCCCTGCGAGCGCGGGTGATCCGCTCCTACCGCATCATCCCCCACGGTGGCTCGGCCCAGGACTATGAAACCTGGGCCCTGGAGTGCCCTGGCATTACCCGCGCGTGGTGTCGTGGCAGCTACCTGGGACCGGGCACTGTCGGCCTTTTCGTGATGCGGGACGACGATCCTCAACCGATCCCCAACGCCGAGCAATTGGAAGAGGTGCGGACCTACATCGAGCCCTTGCGTCCGGTGACCGCCGAGCTGCACGTACTGGCGCCGACGCAGGTGCCGGTGACCTACCGGCTGCGCATCACCCCGGATACCAGCGCCGTGCGTGCGGCCATCGAGGCGCAACTGCGCGACCTGCACAACCGCGAAGCCGGCCTCGGCGAAACCCTGCTGCTGACCCACATCGCCGAAGCCATCAGCAGCGCCACCGGCGAAACCGACCACAAGCTCACTGCGCCGAGCGCCGATGTGGTGGCGGCCAGCAATCAGTTGCTGACGTTCGGAGGCTGCGTATGGCAGGCATAAGAACCGCTGAACAGTACCAGGCCCAACTGCGCAGCCTGCTGCCCAGCGGTCCGGCGTGGGACCCGGAGCGCGTGCCGGAACTGGACGAAGTGCTGCAAGGCATCGCCCAGGAACTGGCCCGCCTCGACGCCCGTGCCGCCGACTTGCTCAACGAGATGGACCCGGCGGGCGTGAGTGAGCTGGTGCCGGATTGGGAGCGGGTGATGAACCTGCCTGATCCGTGTTTGGGGGCTACGCCGTTGTATGACGATCGTCGCTTGGCGGTGCGTCGACGGTTGTTGGCAGTAGGCAGTCAGGCCATTGCCTATTACGTGGAAATCGCCAAGAGCCAGGGCTATCCCAACGCCACCATCACCGAACTCAAGGCGCCGCGCATGGGCCGCGCACGGTTCGGTGAGGCTCACTTTGGCACCTGGCAGGCGCAATTCATGTGGACCCTCAACACCGGCGGCCGGTTGCTGCTGGGGCGGCGTTTCGGTGCGAGCTATTGGGGGGAGCGGTTTGGCGTCAATCCGGGGTCGGCTCTGGAGTGCCTGATTCATCGCAGTGCGCCGGCGCATACCAAGGTTCACATCAATTATGACTAGGGAGTAAACGGATGGATTATCCGAAGAGTGTGCCCAGCGCCGGCTTGGTGAATGGGAAGTTCGTGGATGAAAATCCACTGACCGGGACGCCGGGGTCGTTGATTCCGGCAGCTTGGGGAAATGGAGTCACGCAAGAGATTGTGAACGTCATCAAGGCGGGGAATCTGACGCCAGATGAAACTCAAAACGATCAACTGCTCGAGGCCATTCAGTCTGTCAGCGCCAAGGGCTGGAACCAGGATCTCGCGCTTCCGATCGCCGCTTTGCCGCTGCCAACGATTGCAACGGCAGACGCCCGTTTGGCAGTCACTTCAACGCCACTATCAACCAGCGGCGGTCGCGTCTCGATTCCGGCGGGTGTGTACATCAGCATTGGACAGGAGGTAGTGAGTGGGCGGTTGGGGCGATCGCGTACTTACGTGACGACGGCCTGGAGCAGCGCCGATTTGTTGCCCAGCGCCAGCTATTTTCTTAGAGCGCAGGTCATAGGCGGCGCGCTGACGTTCTATATGCAGCGTGGAAGCCTGTATGACCTCTCGCCGGAATCCTTGAAGGGGACTGTCAACGGAGCGTCCGGCGGCGGCTTTGCGTCCACACCCCTGGACATGTGCCTGGCCTGGGTGATGACCGGGGCGCCGGGCTCCTTGCCGACGATTCGAACGATCTACAACCGTGCTCAATTGACCTGGACCCAAACTGTGAATGGCACGGGGGTGGTTTATCTACCGCTGGATCCGCATGCGCGTGCGGCGCGGCTTGTGGCGGGCAATCCAACACCCTCTCCGAGTGCCGTGACTTCGCTGGCGTTTGTTCAGACCGGGTGGGTTGGGGGCAACTACAGCTACCTGTCGCCCGCCTTACAAAGTATCACCAGCCAAGCGGGGGGCTGGAGCAGCCCATACATGTGTGTGCTGTTCTCTAATAACGTTGTCAACGACGTTACGGTTTCTACCGTCACAGCCAGTTTTGATCATTCTCAATCTCGCTCGCTTTGGCAGTGCTTTCAGGCGGAGCACACATTGGGGTCGACCAATGCTGAGAGTGATGAACTGTTGCTGAGCATGGGTATCAAGGGGCACCAGGCTCTGACTGACTACAGCGTGGGTATCGCCGTCAACTTTACCAATGCGATCAATGTTCACCTGTCCTGGGAGCTGATCCGATGAAAGTCATTCAAGAACTGCACCAGTACGAAGATGGACTTCGCCCGCCTTCACCTTCTTCCGCCCATACCTGGGAGGACGGTACATGGGTACTCACAGAAGAGAATGCTGCTGAGCTGTTGCGCCAGGAAGCCGAACGCTTGTGCACCAAGGTCGATGCCGCTGCCGACAGCGTCCGTCGTACGTTGGCCGGTGACCCACTACGTGCCCTGGAATACCAACAAGCCGCCCTGGAGGCGCAGGCCTTCAAGGATCAGGGCTACCCGAAAAAAGCCGTTCCACTGGCCGTTTCGGCGTGGGTTGTCAAAGGGCGCACAGCCAGGCAGGCGGCGGATCAGATTCTCGCCAAGGCCGCCGAGTTTGAAGCAAACCTGCTGGCGCTTCGCGAACTGCGCCTCAAGGCCAAGACACAGATTCGTGCGCACATCGCCAAAGGCAAGGCGGATCTTGCGACTCAAACCGCTGATGACGTGCTCGCAGCCCTCCGGGCGCTACCTCTTCACGCTTGAGTCCCGCCTCACAGAGAGAAATAAAACATGGATTATCCAAAAAGTGTTCCCAGCGTCGGGCTGGTGAACGGTCGGTTTGTGGATGAAAACCCGCTGGCGGGTACGCCTGGGTCGTTGATCCCGGCGGTATGGGGAAACAGTGTCACTCAGGAAATCCTGGGTGTGATCTCCTCGGCCGGCATGACGCCGTCCGAAGCGGATAGCGGTCAGTTGATCAAGGCGCTGCAAACCATCCTCGGACGTAGTAGTCCGATGCGCTCAGTCATCACGCGGCTCACGGCATCCAAGGCGTTGACCTCCGATGAGTTGGGTCTGGTGTTGATCGATGCAAGTGCGGGTGCAAGCACTGTGACTCTACCCGCGGCCAATGCGACGCTCGGTGTTCGCGATGTGATTGTGCGACGTGTGGATAACAGTGGTAACCGTCTGACGGTGCGGGCTGACGGTAATGATAGGGTTCGGTTTCATACTCATCTGGCAGCCAATGGTTATCCATTTCTGGTGTTAATGGGTAGTGGCGATTGGTGGCATTTGCGCAGTGATGAAGCCGGAGTTTGGTGGCCGGTGGGCCGGTTTGATGCGACGGTGCTGGGGCGGGTCTCTTTCGAGAGCACGCGCCAAGTTATTCCGGGTGGGTATGCAGTGCTTAACGGAGCCCTATTAGTGCGTAGCGATTGGCCGTGGTTGTGGGATCACGCGCAATTGTCCGGTGCGTTAGTGAGCGAAGCCAGTCGGCCGGGGAATGAAGGCGCGTGGACAAGCGGTGATGGGGCGACAACTTTTCGGATTCCCGATATTCGCGGCGAATTCTTGCGCGTGTTGGATGAGGCACGAGGGGTAGATGTTGACCGTTCGGCGGGCAGCAGACAGATGTATGCCCTTGAAAGCCACAACCATTATTTGCCCACCAGCTCGGGTAGTGCTAACCGCCCTGGTCCTGCTATTGCTGACGGTTCTTGGGACGTCACCCGTGACGTCAATGCTGCGCCTGCAACAGGGATAGTCGGTACGACTTATCCCAATCCGCTGTTTTATTCCAGTGGCGATAGTGTAGGCAGTATCGGGAGTTTCAGTACTGAAACCCGTCCCAGGAATATCGCCTACCCTGCCCGAATCAAGCTGATCTGAGGTGACTATGTTTATTTATCTGTTTGATGACGCCGGTGTCTTATCTGGTCCGGTAGACCTTTTCGTAACGCCCGGGATGGGCATTCAAATCCCCAGTAACGGCATCCAGCTTTCCTTCGAGCTACCCCCCGCCCAAGAACATCATTCGTGGGTCATGGTGGGCGGCGTTCCGCGAGAAATGGTCGACTGGCGTGGTTCGGTGTATCGCAAGGACGACGGCGCTCATCTGGCATGGACCGAGTTCGGCGAGTTGCCGGATACCTATACAGTTGAACCTTGGCCTGGTAATTATCATGTCTGGCAAGAGAACAGTTGGGTATTTGACGAGGCTCTACAGCAGGCAGATCTCAGGCGCGAGGCCTTGGCTAAGCGCGATAAATTGCTGCGTGAGGCCGTTCAAAAAATTGCTCCCCTGCAATACGCCGAAGACATCGGCAACGCCAGCGATCAGGAGCAACTGGCCCTGATGGAGTGGAAGCTCTATAGCGTTGAATTGAATCGCATCCAGCATCAGGTGGGTTTTCCTACCGACATCAACTGGCCTGTCATGCCTGAGCCGGCCGCTTAAGCAACCCACGGCAGAACATCAAAACTTCCTTAATTTATCGTGCCACTGCGCATTAACGGTGAGGCTTTATATCGCCTTCATTTTGATCGCTGGTCAGTCAGGAGCGAAAAAATGGACTATCCAAAAAGTGTGCCCAGTGCAGGTCTGTCGAACGGCAGGTTCGTGGATGAGGATCCCTTGGCGGGTACGTCGGGTTCCTTGATTCCCGCCAGTTGGGGCAATGGTGTGACGCAGGAATTACTCAACGTCATTCAAGCGGCGGGGATAGCGCCGTCTGAAGCCCTCTATAACCAATTGCTCACAGCCTTGCGTGGCAGCGGATTGTTTCTTACCGCGCCGCTATTCGATAACAGCAGGGCCGTTGCAACGACTGAATACGTACTCCGCAGCGGGATGCAGTATGGCGGATTCGATGTTTACAGCACCGGGGCGACATTGACCCTATCGGATGTTGGCGGAGTTGTCAGTTTCGCCAGTAATACACCGGTTGCCGCGAGGCTGCCGGCTACAGCCGAAATCATACATGCCGCCACAGTAACAATTGTCAACGCGGGATCGGGCATCGTTACCGTTTCGACGGCATCCGCTGTTGATGTGCTGTGCGCTTCGAATGGTGCGCAGGGAACAATCACTATCGGTCTGGGCGAAACGGCGGAGTTCATTAAGCTCAATAATCAATGGCGTCTTATTGGCGGTACGGTGGCGTTGAAATATACGGCTATGTCCACTTCGTCATTGCAGCCCAATGGCTGGAAGCGGACGCCTGATACAACGAGTCCGACGGGATATGTTATTGAGCAGTGGGGTGTTTCTTCCAGCGGTGCGGATGCCAACGGCGTTATCGTAACGTTTCCTATGTCCTTCCCTAACGCTGTTAGAAACATCGTAGTGACCGATGGAGGCCCCACCTGTGCGTCTTTTGGAGTCTCCACAGGCTCGCTGAGCCAGTTCAGACTTTATGGGCGGGATTACAATGGTGCCTATTCAAATTGGACTAGACTATGGCGAGCGATAGGTTATTGAAGGGGAGGTAAATATGTTGATTTATTACGCTCAATCCACAGGCGGGTTCTACAACTCTATCGATCACTCGGGCAATCTTCCTGAAGACGCGATCAAGATCACCGATGAAGAATATCGAACCTTATTTGCCGCCCCCTTCCTGAACAAACGTATCGAGTCGGACGCCAAAGGTCGTCCGGTGCTCCTGGAGCAGTCAGTTAATGAACTCACGGTACGAATGGCCAGTGAAAAGAATTGGCGTGATGCGTCGCTCACAGCAACCGACTGCCTCATAGCAAGGGATCGCGACGAAATGGACGACGGCGGCGGTACGACGCTGGACCAAACACAGTACACACAGCTTCAGGCTTATCGCCGGGCTCTGAGGGATTGGCCGCAGGATGAGCACTTTCCAGCCACTGAATATCGTCCGGTTGCGCCGTCCTGGCTGGCCGGACATCTTTGATCATGCACTTGCGATGACCTGAACATGGACCTTACGCAGCAGCAACTCATCAACATCATGCCCAACGCCCGCGCCCAAGCGGGCGTTTTCATTTTTCCTCTCAACAGCGCAATGTCTCGGCACCTTATCGACACGCCCAAACGCATGGCCGCGTTCCTGGCCCAGGTCGGTCATGAGTCGGGCCAACTGCGTTATGTGCGCGAGCTAGGCAGCGAGCAATACCTGAGCAAATACGATACCGGAACCCTGGCCGTTCGCCTGGGCAACTCGCCCCAGGCCGACGGTGACGGCCAGAAGTATCGCGGCCGAGGGCTGATCCAGATTACCGGTCGTGACAATTACCGTCGTTGCAGTCAGGGGCTGTTCGGCGACGAACGCCTGCTGGCCTTGCCTGAGCTTCTTGAGCAACCGCAATGGGCCGCCGAGTCCGCTGCGTGGTTCTGGGAGCAGAACGGCTTGAACGAACTGGCCGACCGCGATCAGTTCAACAGCATTACCCGCCGTATCAACGGCGGTTTGAACGGCTTGGAGGAGCGCCTGCAGCTCTGGGCTCGGGCGAGGGCGGTGTTATGCCAACCTTCGGCCTGATGCCTTTTTCGTCTCGCGCCCTGGGCGTTGTTGTGTTGCTCGCGCTGCTGGCCGGCGGCTCGGCGATGCTCGCGTGGCGGTTCCAGGACTGGCGTTACGGACAGCAGTTGGCCCGACTCGCACAGTCCCAGGCCGAGACGCTTAATCAAATGACCCAAGCGGCCGCGACGCAGCAAAAGGCCGAGCAAGACAAGCGCCTGGCCCTGGAACAACAACTCTCCACCAGCGAACAAACCCATTACCGAGCCTTGAGCGATGCCCAACGTGACCAGGATCGCCTGCGCGATCGCCTTGCTACTGCCGATGTCCGGCTGTCAGTCCTCCTCGACGCCGACGATGTTGCCGCCGGTTGTGCAATGCCTGCCGCCACCCGCGCCGGCGGCGTGGATCATGGAAGCGCGAGAACCCGACTTGACCCGGCGCATGCTCAACGAATTATCGCCATCACCGACGCCGGTGATCGCGGATTGATTGCCTTGCAGGCCTGTCAGGCCTATATCAGAGCGCTGGATCAGTAATCCGCCAAGCCTTGCAAGCTTCCATTGCTCGTGTACGGTAGGCCTCATTGCGTCGAATCAGGAGAGCATC